CTACTGACCGCAGGTTTTTTTGCATCTGCCCAGACCACCGTGGGGCAGTTTCGGTATGATACTACCAAATTTTTGAAAGTAGGTGGGTTCAATGAGGTCAAGATTCAGAACTCAACCAAAGACAGCGTTGGTGGCATATTCACCAACGTCGGCAATGGTTGGGGGCAGTGGTTGAAGCCCCGGCAGGTGGGGGACACCCTGTTTATAGGGCTGGATAGTTTTATTGTTGTTGGTGGCTCCGGCTCCTCCGGCATCGGCCAGGTGGTGGGGACAAATGGGGTGAGTAATGTGAATGATAGTACGGTGAGGATGGGGGGGGCGCTGACGGACACGACCGATATTAATATCCCACAGGCAACACGATTCAGATTGCTGGCCAATGGGGCGAATGGATATATGTTAGATAATCAGAAGCCGCCGTGGTTTGTTTTTAAAACATCCGATACAATAAGCAATAATACTTACGCTGATGGCGGCTCTGCCTCTTACTTTGGGAGAGATGTTTTTTTCAACACAAACAGAAGGGATTATCACCGTGGGTTTGAGTTCAGAAATATCCTGATGACCGCAGATAGCACACGCCTTTATTCGGTGGGCGGTGATTTCGGATATAGTGTTAAATCGGGCCGTGTGTTTACCCGGCCTGATGATGATGATAGCCGAAGTGTGTGGAATAACACAACAGGCAGCAGCATTGACTGGGAGGCTGTCCCTAATTTCATCGCATGGGATGTCCACCAAAGACCTGCCGGGCATAGCGCATCGCAGCGGTCAAGGGGCGGCTATGCAGGGGTAAGTGCGTATCTGATTATGCGCAATAACACCGCTGACACAGTGGATATGTGGATAGGCCATACCAGCATGAGCCGACTAAATAGTAATAATAGGGTTCTGAAATATATAGACTACTGGGCAGGCGGGGGATCATATTCTGATAGCAGGGTTGACAGTACATGGTCATTCTTCAGTCGATATACGCAACCCCGTTTTTATCACAATGGGCCAGTTGCATTTGGTGGTAATAATTCAGGCCCGACAGAACAATTTGAACTATTCGGAAACTTCAAGCACTTCAACCTTCGCAGCAGCAATGCCGCAGATGACAGCATGGTAGTGTGGAATGAGACGGATAAGATGTATGGGAAGCGGCCAATACCGTCAGGCGGCGGCTCCGTGAACCTCGGCAATACCGACCTAACGCAGGATGATGCGTTGCGCACATTCGATATTGACGGCAACGACATACAATGGACAAACTCCGATGAATTTCAGGTATTCGGAAGCGGGTCATTCAGTGCAGAACCTTTGCTTGATATACAAGGGGCCGCAGGAAGAGCCGCATTAGGCAGGTCTGCATTAAGATTCGTCGTATCATCTGATAGCCTTGAACTTGATGGCGTTGGGTTAAGAACAGATACTACAGGCGCACTTGTGGTCGCTCAAACACCCGGCGGCGGCATCGTTCATATACGTGCGGGGGCTTTGGCTGGCGGCGGTTCGGTTAGCTTCGGCACCGATAACCAGGTTCCCTATACCAACAGCGCAGGAACTGGTTTTGACTATTCGGCCAACTTTACCTTTGACGGCTCACAGTTATTAATGCTGGCGGGTTCGGCGGCTTCCCCTACCTACTCATTCGGTGGCAACCCCCAAACGGGTATGTACAGTTCAAGCACTAATGTGATTGGTTTTGCAACAAACGGCGTGCGGAGAATATTTTTCTCCAATGCGGGCATAGGGGCGGATAATGCACAAGGGCCGCTAATAACTTCGACTGCTTCTACTGGAACATCTCCCGGTATTATCCCCAATAGAGCGGGTACTACCACAGGTATCGGCTCATCTTCCACAAACGTCATCAGCCTGATAACGTCGGCCTCCTCCAAAGCGGATATAGGTACTTCGTTTATTGTCAATCCGGGCGGCCTAAACTTTGATTTCAATGTTCAAGGCGACACGGATGCTAACCTGATATTTGCCGATGCGTCGGCGGAAGGCGTTGGATTCGGTACGGCCACCATAACATCGGGCAGCAAGGTAACGGTGAACGGTATGCTTGACGTGCCGGGTACTGAGGCTTCGACATTCCGGTGGAATGCGACGGCAACCGAAGTACCGGGAACGACAACGTATGCAGCACCGACTAACTATATCGGGTCGAGCACAAGCTATGCATTGTTCACCCCTGATGCTTGGCTGCGGGTGAATGTGGCCGGTACACTGTACGGCATCCCTGCTTACGTAATTTCAACACCATGATAAAACGCATATTAATAGCGGTTGCCTTCCCGCTGACATTGAAGGCGCAAAGCGATACAACGGTGATACCCGACAGCGTGCGGGTGGTGAGGATTCAGGACGTGAAAGCGGTTCTGGCGCAGATCGAGGACAAGGTAACGGTGAAGGAGTACAAGATCATTAATGCGTTCATCGATGCCCTGTTCCGGCGCGCGATTGCGGACTATAAACCTAAAACAGAATCGAAATGACAACTCTGGGGCTATTCATAGTGTTGTGGATTTATACATTAGTTGTCTGCTGGGTAGGCTACTACATCGGCACTGCGGATGGTTATGATAAAAGGGAGGCAGAGTTAAAACAAAAACACTTTGAATTTGAAAATTAATAATATGAAAAAACTACTCTTTATTCTCCTTCTCCTCCCCGTACTGGCAGGGGCGCAGGTGTCATTACCGTCAACCAGAGCTTGCGCTGTCTATCATATAGATGGCAGATGCTCTTGGCAAGATACAGTAATGAGCAAAATGTTCATCCCTAAAGACGGCGGGGTAATAGTGCTGGATACTTTACCGCCGATCTATGTTGACCAGTCTGGCTTCATCAAGCTGCGGCCTAACTATCGCTACATGGACAGCGTGGTGTACAACTTCATAACCAAGGACACAACCGTGCTCAATGTTATCCCCAAGGATACTGTTGTGCTGAATGTGGTTCCAAAGGATACTACCATCTTGCGAATCGCATACCGCGATACACTCATCTACAACATCACGTACAAGGATACATGCGTGCAGTCGAGCGAGCCGAATGATCCAGGGCCAGTTGATCCGGGACCTACCGATCCGCCACCGACAACCGACCGGTTTGACTTTACTGTGCAGCAGCGATCACTTGATAACATTGCCCGCCCATTCGGGGGTATTGAATATTGGCATGATCAGAATATTGTTAACATCCCATACACCCCGGCCGATGTTTACTTCCGCTTGTCCGTCTGCGAAGTGCAGACAGGCAGGGGCGTGTATAACTGGAGTAAGTTCGACCGCTGGTTCACCCGTGCCGTATCGAGAGGGCAAAAGTTATCATTCGGCTTCATGACCGTTTACCCTTCGCCGCCCTCCGACCGCCGTATAAGCTACTCCGGCTCCTACAGTGCCGTTCCCGGTTTCTGGTTTGAGGATATGCAGGCCGATGGAATGCCCGGCTGGCGCAGCTCCAACAGCGGCTGGATTCCGAATTACAATGCCCCGTCGTATTGGAAGAACCTGGAAGACTTCCACAAGGCAGTCTATCAGCATTTGAAAGATAAGGGCTGGCTGGGATGGGTGAATACCGTGGACGTGCGCGGTGTAGGTTCATTCGGTGAATGGCACCACTACCCCTACGCGCAGCAGATGAGCGCCTTCCCGTCCGGTACCCGCCCGACAGAGGCCAGTATGAAGCGCATAGTGGATGCACATATCCGCGCGTTCCCTGACCTGTGGCTGGTAGCGATGATCAGCGGATTCGATGGCAACCGCCTGCAGAACACCATGAACCCGCCGGGCATCCGGGACTACCTGCTTACCGTGCGAAATGAGAAGGGGCTACTCGGCTGGCGCCGCGATAATTGGGGTGCCACCGATTCGTATATCACTCAGTACCTGTCTGACCCTCGCGCGCTGGAGCGGTGGAAGTACGCCCCGGTACTCGGGGAGCCGTGCTGCAATAGCGGCTACGGGGCATTGCCGACACAAGTCAGCCAGTACCACGCCGTGAGCTTCGGCAATGGCAACTACGGCAGTGTAACCGCCTCCAATGTACAGGAGGCCGCCCGTGCGGCAGGCCATAAGCTGACCATATCCTCCGGCTACTTCGAGAGCGGTAAACTGGTCATCAACTGGCGCAATGATGGCCTAACGCCGATATATGAAGTGTTCAACGTGGTGATTGAGCTGCGGCAGGGTTCGCAGGTGCGCTATAGTGCAACCAGGCCGTTACCGTGGGTCATGCCCGGGGCTACCCAGCAGATCGAGACTCTGACCGGCCTGCCCTCCGGGTCGTATGAATTGCATATATTTGTTAAGAATGAGCAGCGGGCATACCCGCTGGGGATAGTGGGGAGTAAGGTGGGGGATATTAAGCTATAAAAAAGCCCCGGTAGAAACCGAGGCCGGTACTGCTTGATCCACTCATTCAGAGAAAGTATTACAACTGCTTTTCGCCGGTACTAAAATACAAAAAAAATGGAAAAGCTACTGGAATTTATCAACTCGATAGATTTTATCCTCGCAGCCGTCATGCTGCTGGGTGGACGGATCATATCGGGCTACCACTTCGCCAGGTTGAAATCCCGGCGCACCAAGTTCCTCCTGTTCTCCCTGATTATGGGGGCGCTCTATATTGCGGCCACCGTGCTGGATGGCGGGACATTCATGGGCAGGGCTACCAATTTTCTGATTACTTTCCTGTTTGTGAATACCTTCTATCAGCTTCTCTTTAAGCGATTATTCGAGTACATTGAAAGCATTTTCCCGAAGCTGGCAGGACCAGCGTATAGGGACGGCGAAGATGATGACGATGGAGGCCCCGGCTCCAACCCTACTAACCCACCACCGCCTCCTCCCGGCCCATGAGATACCTGCCTACGATACTACTGGTAACTGCCCTTGCCGTCGGTGAAGTGCATGCGTGGTTTGACCGCTACGACCGACCGGATGTGAACTGGATATACGCCCGTGAAGTGCCGATGTGGCTTTCCTGGAATATCAAGTACGCCGAAGGGCAGCTACAGTGGATGCTTGTTGCACTGGCCGGGTACTTTACCGGGCGAAGATTCAACAACGTGAACCGGGCGGCGTGGTTAATGTTTACGACATACACAATATTGGATACTATTTTATATTTTTACAACTACAAAGGGAGCGGTTACTCTGTAGTATATCTGCTATGTGCGATGGTATTTTTAACAGCAATATTTTTTCGGCGAAATGAAAAAGGAAATAACACTCGGGCAACTGGTTAGCGTAGCAGTAACAGTCATCATTGCCCTTGCGACCGGATGGATCACGCAGAATAGCAAGGTATCGAAACTCGAAGAGCAGGTGTTGATTTTGCAGGAGCGATTAAATGAACAGGTAGCCGGTAACGAAAAGAAGTTTGATAAGATAGACAGGCAACTATCCGATATACAATCCGACACCCGCCAAATCCTGATTAACCTCGAACGAAAAGCAGATCGCAAATGAACATCGTTAAAAATCATCACAAGGATAACATCCCGGTGTATCTGTTCATCGGATTCGTTACCTTGCTAATCATCTACATGTGGTGCGCCTGATTATTATTACTATACTTGCCCTTTCCCTCGCCTCCTGCGGTGGCACTAAGACCATCTTCAAGGAGCGTGTGGTCGTCGATTCCACGGCTATTCGTGCGCTGGAACTCGACGCTGAGATGCTGCGTGAGCAACTGGCGCAGGAGCAGAAGAAAAGCCAGGACAGCCTGGCCGTGCATGTCGAGTACTACCCGGTGGACTGCGATACCATACCCCGGGAAACGACCATCGACGGCGGGACCATCACCACTACGCAGCCCATTCGTTATATCCGTGTAACCAACACCCGTATAGTCGAGGAGAACCGGTTATTAAAGGATTCGCTGGCCATCAGCAACCGGGTGCGGGATTCGCTGGCGACTGTGAAGCAGGTGGAGCGTGTGGTGAAGGAGAAGGAGGTGGAGCGACGATACCCGTTGTGGCCGATGGCACTGGCCTTTATACTCGGCTGGGTGCTACGTGGCTACTGGCCGCGAATCAGATCACTATTCAAACAAAATACACTCAATATGAACTTACTTGTTTTCCTCGGTGGGCTGTGGCCTATCCCGGCCCTATTCCTGCTTGGCGCCATTGTATTCGGTCGTCAGGCGTATCTCGCCCATAAGAGTGGCTGGAAGCGCACCGATCCCGTTACCGGGCACGTATCCACCGGCAACGACCCGATCCCCTACACCAAGATAGGGCAGTTCTGGTACGGTGTGGTGCTGCTGTTTGCGGCGATCCTGTTTGTGGTGGGGTATATAATCAGTGAGGCATGAGCATCGCCCTATACAACCGATTCGGCTTGCCGGATGCCAAGTACCTGAAAAAGTGGTGCGTACTGTGGGACGTGCCCCAGGATATTCAGGATGCGCTACCGGTTATCCCGCGCCGCCTGTACCTCAATAAGCTGCTGATAGAGCCGCTCGATAACTCCCTGCGCAACCTTATCATTCGTGGTAAAACAAAGGAGCTTAAGACATGGGACGGACTGTACAACAATCGCCCGATACGTGGCTATGAGAGGCGGTATGAAGCGGCCACCGATCCGGCCGTGAAGGCGAAGTACCTATCCACCCATGCGTGGGGCCTGGCGATTGATGTTAACGCCGCCTGGAACCGGCTGGGGCAAGAACCCGCCCTGTCTGCCGCATTCGTAAAATGCTTTACCGATAGCGGGTTCGTGTGGGGTGGGACGTTTAAGCGGAAAGATGGGATGCACTTTGAGCTGGATGCAAAATATGTTTAACCCCATTGTTCCGCCATCGCGCGGGCGATACCCTCATACGTCTTTGAACGAAGTTTGCCCCTGTCTGCCGATGGGGGCATTTTCCATATACGCCCTTCACGGCCCTCAACAATATTGGTAGGCTTCAGTAGTGGCAGACCTTTCAGCCAAAGGCAGGTGGCTTTTGTTTCGCCGTGGCCGAATTGCCAGGGCTGTATAATCTGATCCGGCTTGCGCCAGACACTACTCATTATTCCTATGGGATTCTCAATCGCTATCCTGCCGGAATAGTTTGCGAAGTGCATGAAAAATTCAATGCTTCGCTGCTGCCTCCCATCAGCTCTTTTTTGCGGAAACCACCGCGCACCACTTACGGCAAGATCAGTGCATGGCGGGAAGGCGACAACCAGGTCCCACTCCCGTTTTAATTGCTCTATCGCATCCCCCTGTATATGCCATTCAGGATGTCCGCCGCTACATGGCAGCAGATCGCAGCTATACGCTTCGTGTCCGCGGTTGCGGAATGCAATGGTTACCGCCTGGCTTTCCTCACAGGCAACAAGTACTTTCATAATACAATCCTTAAAGTTAAACAAATCGGCACCAGCCCCCACTTCACCCACATCAGCCATCGGTACCGTCGCTGCAACCGATCCAGCCAGGACGTGGTGCCGATGTAGTACCACGGCAGTCCTTTCGCGAGTGCGATGGTAATATCGAATAATCCCCAGTAGGCTGGCACCAAGATCGCGTTCATCGGGTCAAGCCAGATAGTCAGCGCAATCCCCGGCACCCTCAGCAGTGCGCCCCTGACGTGCTTGATACGTCCCCACTGCCTCACGTCGGTGAGGATGTCGAGGGTGAAGGTGATGAGGATGGGGAGGAGGGTGAGCATTAGTTCTCCTCCTTATGTATGTCAACCCAAGCTACGTACATCATGTATAACACTACACACAAAGCGACTGTTATACCCCTCTCCTGTCTTGACCATATCGCAGGGTTCATGTTTAGAATGATAAATGATGCGCCTAAATAGACAGCAAAAATGATGATGATAAGTGGTGCTATTTGCTTCATACCTACTACCCCGCCTTACGCTGCGGGAGGCGTTAAGGGGTGGTTAGTTTGTTTATCCGGTCATAAAGAGCAATACTACCAGCTACAGCAACATTCATTGAATATTCTCCCGGAAGTTGTATGATATGATGGCAACAGGTAATTGCTTCTTTTGTTAATCCGTGATCTTCCGCACCAAGTAAATAGATTGCTCTTTCCGGGTGAACGAATTTTGATATAGGCACAGATTTTTCGTCCAACTCAACACCAATTAATTTGCAGTTATACGGCATTGAATTATAAAACAACTCAAAGGTTGCGTAATTGTGTAGAGGTATATGCCTCCATGTCTGCATAGTGTCGGTCGGCTGCTTCTTATATCTTCCACCAATCGTAAATATAAAAGCTGCGCCAAACAGATTAGCCGACCGCCAAAGAGTACCAATGTTATCTGTCGTTTTTGGGTCTAATATCCCGATTCCAAAATATCCTCTCATACTCATTCATACCGCCCTACCCGGCGGCGGGGGTTAGAGTTTGAATTTTTCTCCGTAATTCCAAGCGTGCTGTACCCATTTTGACAGTGATGATCTGTTTTGATCTTCATGTTTTTCTTTAAATTCTTTCAGCTTTTCCGGCTCTGTAATTGCTTCAATAGCGGAATCGTATGTTTGTCGATCTGATACTGAACCGTAAGCGAAGGAAAGAAAGCATTTTGAAATGTCTTTCTTATTTGATTCAATAAATTCACTCACGTCGCCACCAATAAAAGAAATCATTTCCTTTTCTGGGTCGCTTGAAAATGCCAACATAGTTGGGATATTTTCACCAGTTAAAGCGTTTTTGCACCCTGCTTTCCCATTACCTAACAGTAAAGCGCAGATAAAAGCGACTTTGTCATTGATGGCCTTAAATGTAATTGGATCACTTGGTGTAATTAGTTCGTAGATATTCATTCCATTTCATTTTTAAGCACCACGCACTTATCGGTGATGCCGAGTGATTGTAATAGTGAGTGGCCGGACTCTGTAGCGGTATTAAAGTCGTGCTGCCTATCTTCATCGTAATTTACATAGCCGAAATGTCGGCCTTCATTTCCGCCAGCAACTTCAACAGGTTCCACCACCTCCCCCCACTCATCCTCCCCCATCGTGTCAGTCGTTCCGACGATGCGCCAGGAGCCGGGAGGGAGTGCCTGTTCAATGCTACCCGCTTTATCCCATAACACCAGCTTGCGGCCATCCTTGCTGATCTCCGGGGAGCCTTCGCCATCCTTCAGCTCCCGGAATAGTATGTTTTCGTGCTGGGTCATGGGGTGGGGATTTCTTCAAAATTATCCTTGAAATACTTCTCTGCAACCAGCCATTGATCTTTATGGTTTTTCGGATTCCGGGCAATCATGTCGCCAATTTTCGGGCTACCATTCTGCTTGTCAACATCGCTGATTGATACCTTAATTTCACTCTCTATTGTAGAGTGAATTTCCCGGTCAACCTGATAGGCTTTAATATCCCATTCTGTTACAGGCCGCATTTCGGCAATTTGTGTACGTCTGTACTGTTTAAATTCTGCCATCTTCTTTATTTTTTGTTGTTAAAAATCCAGTTGTAAAACTTCCTGATCGCATACATCGGATTGGCTGCGATCATGGATGAATGAGCATTGCACCATTCGTTGACCTGGGAGCGAGTGGGGATGGGTTTCTGATGGGAGGCGAGCCAGTCGTACATGGCGACGGCCCCGGCTGCCTTTGCCGGATGTCCAGCATAGCGATCGGTGGCCCACTTCTCCGCATCCTCCCTTGTCGGCAATGACTGGCAGGTGCAGGGGGATTCGTCGGGTTGCAGCCTTCTCTTAATCGCCTCACTCACTACACCAATAAACATGTAATCATTCTCTTGTAGTCCTTCGCAAATACCCAACTCTTGATTGGTTGCAATTAACTCGCGCCTCACAGCATCAAGTATCTGTGATTCATCCCACCTTGCGCCGCAACATGGGTGCTTATCTTTGATAATAGAGTTTAGGGTCTTAACCATTGAATCATGTCTTACGTAAGCGACGCTACCACCATTTGGCTTTTCTACATATTTAATAACTGGCATCCCATCTTCATTGACTATATCTGCTTTTTGAAGTAAAATATGAAGCAGCAATGACCCGCTAACACATGCCCCCTGCTCCCCACGCCAGCGGGAGCCTGTAATAAAGCCATCGTAAAACCCATTAAAACGTTCAGCATTGTGTCCTTCAGGGAAACAACTTCTATACTCTGCCATAGCCTTAAATCCATATGATTCTTCATCAGCCTCCCCCACCGCTTCGGGGGCGGGTGGTTCGGTACGTGAAATGTCTCTCCATTCAGCATAAGCCTTTATTTGATCTCCTGTAATATCAGGATCGCAGGGACTTTTATCAATGTAATTCTCCGCCGCCTCGCAGCGTTGCTTCCAGTATTCGAGTTGTGTAGTCATGTGTGTTTATTTATCAATTGAATGAATGACCTCTATTGTGTCAATTTCTTTAAGAGAGTTCATTATTGCAGAAAAAATAATTTTCTTTTCTTCTGTGTTAAGATTCAATAAAAACTCTTTCCCGTTTGCTGTTTTCAGCGTCACTTGAACATCTGTAATCTCCATTTCTTCTTCCATATTCATTTCATTTTCCCCGCCTGGCGGGTGTTATTGATATTTAAACGGGTTTTCGCTAAAGTCCATTTCCTTCGTTATCCCGACAAAGCCAAACAATACGATACCAATCAAAACACATACTATTATCGTAATGTAGCTTAAAGGGTTATATGGGTTAAGTCTTTTCCTTTTAAACCCGTGCTTAATTCTTTTTTCTTGCAGAACTCCAATTGCCTTTAAAAACTTGCGTATCATACTCCCTCCTTTCCGCCCATCTGGGCCAGTTTGGTTTGGATGAATTGGTTGACTATCTCTTTGGTAGTGTATTCAAGTCCGTCCTCATTCTTAAGCCATAGGTTCGTTCGCCGTCCATTGTGAATCTCCCGCTCGTAATGATCAATTACATACTCAATCAGATTCTCAAAGTCGGTCGCCGACACCACCACGCTGTTATCCGGGGCAGAGCGCAGGTAGGATACCAAGGTCGAACAGTCGGTGAACTCCTCGTAGAATCCATAATGCTTGTCGTACTGGACATCAAAGAAGGCAACTCCATTGGTTACTGTATAACGTCCATCCTCCAGCCCCTCCGTCTGGTCGATGGGCGTTTCGATGTAGATGCGGTTCATGGTTATACAAGGTTTATGAGTTCAAAACAATGATATACCAAAGCACCACCACGTAGCTGATAAGTCCCGATATACTTTCTGTTTGCGTTCGGGATATTGTGGCCTGTGCCGTATATTTCAAAGTGCCTTTTGGTTACTGTTGCGGCATCATTTACTAATGCCCAGATACATGGCTCTCCGTTTTGAACTTGTAAGCACAAGATTTCAGCACCCTGCGGCATATCTATTGACTGAAGATCAGTTGTCTCTAATTTGTACTTAAATATCCTTTTCATACTTTTCTACTCCCCCTCCGGGGCGGTTTAAATCGTTATTAATCGTCAACAATGTCTCCTGATGGCGGTGCAAGAAAAGTCGGGTATTTAACCCGTGGGTTTGCCTTCTCGCACCACCTAATTATTTCAATGGCGGCATCTAAGATTGTTTCGCAACCTCCAAAACTGTACAGTTCTACAGAACCATTTTCTATAAAAACATTCACGTTCCCAGTTCCCCAGAACTGTATGGATATGTCGTATTTGTTTGACCAAAATTCAACTCGACCCATTAGTATTCCTAATGACCACAATTCTGGCAATGATTTTGGGGCGTTGTAGTCCTTCAGTGATTTTTCTCCGTATTTCATAACTCCGGGGCGGTTTGGTTAGGGAATGTTGTTGCGTCGAGGGCTTGGCCGGATTCAATCAGCCCGAATAGGTCGAAGTGGCGGGAAAGCAAGACCATTCCGTCATTAAAAGTAAGCGTATTAGTATGTAGCCTGTTTTCTAAAATAATAACATGCCACGGTCTATCCGTAAAATTTTTCGGTTGTCGATACGCAAGTACTATATCGGATGATAAAGACGGAGCAATTGCATTAAACTCCTCCTCCGTCATGCTGCTGAGCGGGCGCAGAAACAACTGGATATCTTCCACAGATGCGTCATTTTTCAATGCCTCCAATCGGCTAAGTGTAAGTTGAGATGGAACCGTCCATTGTCCGGGTTCATAATCTAAATATGTCATTCGATACTTGCACCCTATATACAGGTGCGCAACTTCGTTCCAGGTTGTTGGGGTCATGGGTTAATAGTTTCTTTTAACAATGTTTCAATCCTCTCAATTTCTTCGTTAAGTTTATCAATTTCTTCTTCGCTTTGCTCGCCCCAATCACGCAAGCGTGAGTTATCAGTTCTCAAGTCCTCCAAATCGTTCTCCAAATCTTCAGAAAGACCTATTATCTCTCTGGATATATCTTTCATATCCTCCGCTAATTTTAGCAATCGTCTCGCCTTATCAATAGCGTTGTCGATGCTTTTGCAAGTATGCCCTACAGGTGCGCTCATCCCTCCCCTCCCTTTTCCGCAGTGCGGTTGAGTTCGGCGATAAGGGCGTCGGTGTACGCTATTGCGTCCTTAGCGATTCTATCGGGGCTTGCAATAGCTTCAGGGTTCGCTAATAATCCCGCCATCTGCTGGCTGGCTATCTTCCACCTGTCCGGCTCCGATGGCTGCGCCTCATGCTGGCCGAGGCGGTAACAGGCATTAGCAATGGCCATATCATCATCGCTAATTCCGTCTATGTCATCTTCTTCCAAGTGAAAATCCTGAAGGGCTGATTTCAGCACTTCAAAAACTTGTTGTCTTGTCAACTCTTTCATTTCTGATCAATTATGGTGAATAATACGGTTTCAAAATTGCGCTCCGTGAGGGTGAAGCGGGTGGCACCAAGCAACATAACAGTAAGCGAGCAATCGTGAAGAAAAAACTGTAACCCAAAATTCGATACCTTAGCCCAATAATAATCTTTAGTAAATGGGTTACGTTCTTCACACCAAGGCAAATCAACAGGTACCCCCGCCATCTGTAGGCAGGTGCTGAAGCGGGCTAACAGGTAAGGGTCGGTGCAGTGGATTACGTAGTACATAATGCTTAAATTGACCAATTAAAAGATTCGGGTTTAGTTTCCAATATATCAAAGGGCATCCTGCCGGTATATTCTCCAGTAACTTCGACAAACCAGCATGACCCGTAAGAGCTGTAGACTGATTTTATAATAGTCAGACCATTGTCGCGCAGGTCATTTCTAACATTGATGGGATGGTAGTCAATCCCCTGTTCGTACAATGTCTGGTAGTCTATTCGTATCATGTAGCTGTTCATCGTGTCTCATTTTTCATGATAAATATCCTGCCCCATCTCCGCCAGGTAGTCGAGTATCCGGCAGGCTATACACACGGCGAGGATGGTGAGGATCGTGTTCATTTGCCCAAAGGTAAATAAAAAGTTTTTGTATTACCAAAAAAATCTTTACCTTTCGGCAAAATTTAATGAATGAGACTATCCACAATACAGTACGCACTCATGGCGGGCATGACAAAACAGAACGTGCTATATCATATTAAACGCGGGTCCATCAATCAGCTCCCCGGCGTGGTGCAGGTCGAAACGATTGCCGGGCGGCATATCCTGCACGTTGCAAAGAAAGTGAAACGTCGTTGCAAAAATAAAGTTGGTTAAAATGTTTGCCGAATGGCAAATAGATAATACCTTCGCGCTATCAAACACTATCACCATGAACCTCCAAACATTCCCCGACCTCGGCTCAGCGTTCCAGCAACTACGCCTCCGGGAGCTGCTTAGCCTGAACACCCACCACAGTGTATTTGCCCAGACCTGTCAGGCGAACGCCTACAACGATCCAATGTGGCCGGAGCTGCGTAAGATGCTGAAAGATCAGTATGGCGACAACCCTGATATGATCGAAGACATTTTTGGCAAGGAAGCCGCATGGATCATCGCTAACCACGTATGAACATCATCATCACCATATTATTCCACCTAACCTTCATGCCATATGTTGACTATCTTGATCGCGGTGCCACTGCTCTTCATCGTTATATTCGTCGTACCAAGGATGCTGCGCAAGGCAACCGGCGTGGACAGGCTACCCGACGCAACACGGGAAGGGTGGGATGATATAAATTTGAATTGATATGAGAATAATTAAGTACGGGCCCTACGGTTGGGATTTTGCATATATTATGCAAGAAAACTTCGGCCCAGGAAAATCAATTTTTACATTTTACCATTCTTCGCCCTATCCATTAGAAGGATTAACCGTCGCCATCTGGCGGGTGAAGTGGAAAAAATAGTTTGTGGTTAAGGTTTTGGTGGTAACCCCTGGCCTGTCGAGGCGTAAGGGGGGATGTTTTGAACCCACCTGCGGGAACGTGGCGGAAATCCACTGGTAGCCTTCCCGCTTAACTAATAAACAGTAATATCATGAATAACAACAATGCGCCCTTCTATGTCGGGCAACGGGTGGTTGCTTTGAAGGAACTTATTGATATAAAAAAGGGCCAGATATACACGGTAGCTGCAATATCTCAATGTGCATGCGGTGTATGGCATGTGTCTGTAGAGGAATCTAAAAGTGCTTTTTTAGGTGTGTTTACGTGCGCCGAATGCGGATCAATCAATGAACCCCTATCCGCTATTCCGAACAATGGAGCTGAAGCATATTGCTTCGCCCCCATCGAACCCCGCCATCAGGACGTGGAAATCGATGAGGCGATTATTGAGCAGGCACAGGAGCTGATTAACACACCTGAGAAGGTTGCGCCCGTACCCACCCCCGTTGCTAACTAACCCCACCCCCTGCGCTCACGGCGTCGGTCGAACCGGACAGGGGGGCTAATCAAACACAATCACTATGTCACACGAAATCATGAAAGTGTCTGCAACCGAAGCGATAGCATTGGGTAAGCAGTTCCATGAATCAGGTATGTTTCCTGACATCAAATCCGCCGCACAGGCCATTGTAAAAATCCAGGCAGGCTCCGAAATCGGGATCCCGCCATTCGCTGCCATGTCCGGTATTCACATTATTCAGGGGAAGCCAACCATCGGCGCCGGCATCATGGCCGCAGCCGTAAAGGGCAGTGGTAAGTACGATTACCGCGTCCTCCAGCAGGATGAAAAGGCTTGTATCATCGACTTTTATCAGGGCAAGGACAAGATCGGAACCAGTACCTTCACCATTGAAGATGCTAAGAAGGCCGGCACGAAGAACCTTGATAAGTTCGCCAGAAACATGCTCTTTGCCCGCGCCATGAGCAACGGCGTTAAATGGTTCACGCCCGACGTGTTCTCCGGTCCGGTTTACGTACCCGAAGAGATGACACAGGTTACCGAAGATGCCACGCCTGTATCGGTAGAAACCTGGAAGCCCACCGATGAACAATGGGCTGAAGCGAATGAACTGCTGAATAACTCCACGCTGGATCAGGATAAGCGCGATGCCGCATCAACGAAGCTGAGCGAAGCTACTAACCAAGCCGGCTGGACACGCGTTGTTAACCGCCTCAGAGAGGTTCAAACCCCCGTCTCCGCATGAGTGCCTACCAAGCGTGGCTCGACGCGCAAATCGAACCGCAGTTAGCCGAGGGACTGGCCAGGTCCGGTCCCCGGTTCTTCCGCAGGCCGGTTAACCGCCGGCAGTGGGAGCGGGAGCAGGACGCTGCCTTCGAAGCGTGGTGGGCAACGCTGACACCTGAGCGGCAGGCGGAGCTATTGGAGGACGAGAAAAAATTCAAACATGAGCAGAAGTTTCGAGACATATAGGGAGGAAATGACCGATGAAGAACTCAATTACCTTCTCCACCTGGCTAACCAACCGGTACGAGACGCAGGCGAGGGAGTACAGGATGCAACTACAGTGGATTCTAACGAGCTGTCAGGGCTACGCGGAGGGCAACATCTGGGAGGAGCGTCATCACCGGGTGTCCGTGGAACTGATGCAGGCGGTGCAAGTCCCGCCGCTGGGGAAGTACCCGGGTGAGGCGACCGAGGAGGATCGTAAGTATTTCGCCGCAGCTCATAAACCTGACTTCAAAAACATACTACATGACTACATCAAACTACTGCCAGCCGTGTGTGGTGCCGGATGAACTGAAAGGCCGCAACATAGTAACACCGTTGGAGATCATAAAGGTTGTGTCCAGTGAATTTGACGTATCGATTGCGAAGCTGCAATCAAAATCAAGGGTACGAAACATTGTTTTAGCGCGCCATCTTTGCATGTATTTAATGGCATCTGAGACGGGGCTATCCTATTCAAAAATCATTACTTATTTTAACCAGAAAGACCATACTGCTGTCATCCATGCGAGGCGGAATATCAACAATCTTATATTTACAGACGATCAACTCCTGATGCCAAGATACCGGCAGGTGATGGAGAAACTCTTTTAACCGCACGCGGCTACGGTTACCGCGCAATAACAATGAAATGGATAGAAATTAAGAAGGCAAAGCCTAAGTTTTCCCAACTGTACCTGCTGGCAACAGACCCAACCCCGGTACTGGTTACCCTGGCGGCCAGCACCACCACCCCCGAGGGGGTGATGCACCAATTCAAGGATGCCTCTGGCAGCGTGTACGGATCGGCCGACAGCTACGCAGGCACGCACATCGCGGCGGTGAATGCGCCGGAAAAGGAGGTACAGGAATGATCACCGCAGCAATCGTAGGCCGCCTCGGCAAAGATGCCGAAGTAAAACAACTACAAGGCGGCACCGTTATCAATTTTTCCGTGGCCGTTGATGTCGGCTATGGCGACAAGAAGGAAACACTATGGATCGACTGTGCAAAGTGGGGCGAGAAAACCGGGGTAGCAGCCTACCTGAAGAAAGGCCAGCAGGTAGCCCTATCCGGTGAACCTGGCATCCGCAAATGGGAGGGCGGCGCAACCATGACGCTGCGCGTGGCAACGCTGGAGCTGATCGGGTCTGCCGGGTCGAAGCAGCAGGGGGACAGCGCGGCAGCGGCGCCGGAGCAAGCATCGTCTGACTTGCCATTTTGAGCATTGAGGAGTCCGCAAAATAGCGGGCTCCTTTATCTTTACACCTCGTGAACCATATTGAATACGATAACACCCTACAAGCCCTTAAACAGCAGATTTGGCAGATAGCCGGGCAAGACCTGGGTAAAGTACAGGCTGCCGCCGATAAAGCCTCTGTAAAACTCCCTGTGGCCTCTGTGGGCGACGCTGAGAAGATACTGCGCAAGATGCGCAAGCCGGCGAAACGTAAAGTAATGGTTTCAGAGGAGGCGTTTAGGCGGCTGCGTGAGGCGAAACTGGCTTATCAAACAATAGAATATCCTCACTGGGTCAGGGACGGGCATTTTATAGAACCCGACAAGCCGGACAACTCGACCGCCAACGGCATACAGAACTATATCATCGACTTTCTTACATGGTCCGGGCATTTCGCCAACCGTACCGGAAATGAAGGACGTGTTATTATAGTCGATGGTAAGCCTAAGCGTATTCCGTCCAGTAGCAAGAATGGGATGCAGGATATTGATACAAACCTTAAACACCCAGATCACCCTTTCGGCATACCGTGGAAGATTGAAGTAAAAGCGCCAGGAGATACGCATAAAAAGAATCAGATTGAATACGGAGAGATGGTGCAGAAAACTGGAGGGGTTTATTCGGTCGTTTGGTCTATTGAAGATTTTCTCCGACAATATGATAAACTGATGGTCGTAAAACCAAAACAGGGTAGTATATTTGCGTAACGGTTCTTAGGCGTAGTACCAGCCGACTAAGAACTCATTGCATTACTTAATGCAAAACACACCCCGCGACTGGTACTCGTGGGGTTTTCTTTTTCTATATGCAACTACACGAAATGTCCGAAGCCGTTTTACAGGACAGGCTCACCAATTGGTTTGGGAAATGGTTTGATGTATATTTTGAGGAGTGGTCTTTATGTCGAACAAAGCGGATCGACTTGATTTTATTTCACTGCTCTGATAAAGCGCGGGAATACCCTATTGGCATTGAAATCAAGAAGGGGCATGTCAAAAAGGGAGCCGACATAGCCAAATGGTGCAACCAGGCGAGAGAGTACAGGGATGTGCTGTTCTTTGAAAAGAAAGCCCATATCTTTATTGCCCCACAAATAAGTGGGTGGTATTTAGATGAGGGGCAGTTTGTCAAAAAACATAACGTTGAGCCTTTTGGTAGTTTAGGCTGCCAGCATAATATAAATTCATTCCTCTATCGTTCATTTGGTATAGGAGAACTCCAAAAGTATAAGCGGGATTTAAGAAAAAATGCTGATGCTTTTAGACTAACTATGAACACCAAAGAGATATGGAACAGCACTAAACCATATACGTTTAATACCGAAATACTTGATAAACTATGAGCCATCCCATCATCAAAATTTCCGCTTATAAGGCATGGAAAAACCGGCCAGGATGTAAACCATATGATACAGATTTTTACTCCGAGATGGAGCGCATTAAAAACGGCGCCTATAAGGATGTGGTCGATAAGTGCAGGGAGATAACCGATGAGGAGGAGCGTAAAAAATATAAGGTATCATACCTGCCTTCGCTGACTATATCAGCCGTCTGCCGGCAATGGCGTAAGCTGGAAAACGTCGTAAGCCATACCGGCTTACTCAATATTGACATTGACGCAAAAAGCAACCCACATATAACCGACTTCGAGCAGCTAAGGGATCAGCTTTTTGAATTAAATGGCGTGGTAGCCTGTTTCCTATCTGTCAGCGGGCGAGGTGTAACGTTTGTGGTTCGCGTTAATCCTGAGCAGCACAAGGACACATTTTATTCTATCGTGGATGAGCTGAAGGTTCACATGGGAATCAACGCTGATGCCGGCGTAAACGATGTAACCAGGCTGCGTTTCGTTTCCTACGATCCTAACTGCTGCATACGCTATGACTTTAACAGCCTTCCGATACTCGGGCCATCTCGGCATTACCTCCAAAGTAAAAAGAATTTCGGGTCATCTGATTTTTCCCTGGAGCCTTCCGATGAAGCGGATAGTGAGCATAACTATAATGAAGCGGTAAAAAAAGCCGAATACAGCTATGCCTTTCAGCAGGGGCAAAAATGGAATTTCCTTGTATCTGTGGCCGGGTCCTGTAACATCATGGGTATGTCGCTACAATATTGCATCGCTCAAACGCTGAAACGTTTCTCCGGCAAATCAGATGCAACGGATGAGCAATTGAAACGGCCTATAGAGGGCGTTTACAAACTATACAAATCACAGCACGGGACCTACGATATTGAGGCCGCCTTCGACCGCCTAAACTGGAAGGTAAAGCGTTACCTCATTAACGACTGGCTGCATGAGGGTAATAAACCGAACGCGGAAGACATTATCAACATTGCAAAAGAGCATGATGCCAACCCAGACCGTGTTCAATATCTATGGTCCCGACTTTTTAACGAATACCAGGAAGAACTTGGGTACAAACATTTCCCGAAGATTAAGAAAGTGGAGGTCTGGCTTTCTAAGCGCTGGGAATTTAGATTTAATAAAGTTACCGGGCAACCGGAGTTAAAGGAGATCGGCGCCGATACGATCGACCAAGTGAACGTCGATGAGGTTTATCGCCAGCTTGAACTAAACGGGTTAAAGTACAATCTCAACAATGTTAAATCACTTATGCGCTCGGCTTTCGTGAAGCCTTACGACCCGATCCGCGAATACTTTAATTCCACGAGCTACGATGGTAAAACCGATCATATCGGTAAACTGGCAGGCTATATCCAAACGACGAACCAGACATTTTGGGAGCAAATGTTTAAAAAATCACTTGTCCGATCTATTGCCTGCGGCTTAGGCATTAAAGAAAATAGGATCGTAATGGTCCTTTATGGCCGCAAGCAGGAAACCGGTAAATCAACTTTCATTCGATTCCTTTCCCCCTGGAAGGATGGAAAATACTTTACAGAATCCCCTATCATTGGCGGCAACCAGAAAGACACCGAGATCCGGTTCAGCGAGAATTTTATCTATAACCTGGAAGAACTCGCCGGGCTTAGCCGGGTTGACGTTAATAAACTAAAGGCAGACATTAGTAAAAGCATCATCAAAGAGCGCCGGGCATATGCAATGTTTGAAACATCTGCCCCGAGGCGGTGCAACTTTTGGGCATCTACCAATCAGCGGGAATTTCTGCATGACGAGGAGAATACCCGCTGGCTTATTTTCGATATAAACGCTATTAATTGGGCGTACAAGGCAGATATTAACATTCATCAGGTTTGGGGGCAAGCCTGGCATTTATTCAACAACGGCTTTGATTTTGAACTCAGCGACAAAGACAGGGAAAATCGGGACCTGATAAACGACGATTACCGGTATCGAAGGCCGGAGGAGGAACTACTGGTTCGTTACTTTAAGCCAAATGAAAATAAAGAAATGTGCAAGTTTTTCAGCAGTACAGAGATTGCTACTATTCTCAATAATGTAAGCCCAAGCCTGCGCATAAACCCCAATAACATCGGCAAAACAATCGCCGCCGTTTACGGCATTGAATCCTCAATCGTTAAAATAAATGGCAAACCTTCCAGGGGCTACTGGCTTGTGAATGTGTTTTCAGACCCTGATAAAGAGCCGGAAAAGCAAAAACCACCTGCAACCACTATCAACCAAGAATTAGGTTTACCGCCAGATCAGGACCCATTTTAGGCCAAAAAGGTTACACGACGTGTAACCGGTTACAGGAAAAGTTACAGGTAAATCCTTGACAACCAAGAAGGTTACACGGTTACACGAGTTTTGGGGGTGGTTACAGTTTTTACATCTTTACCCCCTTTCTATATATAAATATATATAAATATAGATTATCTTATAAAATCAATAAAATCCTGTAACTCCTGTAACCACGTTGAATATCATAAACTTATAAAAATTTTCATCCTGTAACCTCCTGTAACTCCTGTAACCGTTTCAAATTTGGTAAGTTCCACGTGAAACCCGTAACTTAGCAGCATGGCAGGGAGACCCTTGATATACGACGACCCTGGAGCACTACAGACAGCCGTGGATGCCTACTTTGCATCGACGATGCGACCTACCTTATCAGGGCTGGCCCTGCACATTGGTATGGACCGCACAAGCCTCTACAACTACAAGGAAAGGGACGGATTTTTCGACATTATAAAAAACGCTCAAGCCAGGGTCGAGGCAATCTATGAGGAGCGGCTGGTCTGGGATGGGCAAATGTCAGTGATATTCCCCCTCAAAAACATGGGATGGTCCGACAAGACCCAAACCGAACTCACCGGCAAGGACGGGGGGCCGGTGTCGGGTGAAGTAACTTTAAAAATAGTTCGTGGTTCTAACACTGAAACTGAATGAGCTGCATACAGGTCAGCAGCAGGCGCTCAGCGAAGCAAGGCGTTTCAATGTGTTATGCTGTGGAAGGAGGTGGGGTAAGACTACACTGGCAGAGGAGCTGCTACTTGACCCCGATGGTGATAATGGTGCATTAACAGGCAATCCGGTTTCTTACTTCGCACCCACCTACAAGATGTTGGCTGAGGTTTGGCGTACATTGTCGAATACGACACTACCAATCACAAAAAAAAGATACGAGCAGGAGAAACGCATTGAGTTATACGGCGGAGGTGTGATTGACTTTTGGTCACTGGATGCCCCGGATAGCATCAGGGGTAGGAAGTATAAGCGGGCGGTTATTGATGAGGCCGCAACGGTGCTGTACATGAAAGATGCCTGGACAAAGGTTATCAGGCCAACGCTTACCGACCTGAAAGGTGATGGATGGTTCCTTTCTACGCCGAAAGGTAAGAATAATTATTTTTACAATCTTTTCGAAAACGAGAAGGCGCACGATGACTGGAAGAGTTGGCAGATGCCGACGGTCAGCAACCCTCATATTGACCCGGCAGAGGTTGAGGAGGCGCGTGGTATGCTTGATCCGCTAACATTCGCGCAGGAGTATCTGGCCAGTTTTGTAACCGAGAATAATAACGCCTTTGCTTATACATATTCAGCAGATAAGCACGTACGACCCACCACCATCAACCCCAACTGGGAGGTAAAACTTTCCTTTGACTTCAACCGGGACCCGATCACCTGCCTGGTGGTGCAGGATAACGGATTTGATACGATCAACTGCATTGAGCAGATTAAACTTCCGAATAGTAATATCTACGAACTGTGCGATTATATCAAGGCAAAGTACGGTCGAAGCCTAATGCTGGTTACAGGTGATGCTACAGGGCGTGCCACAACCGCCCTCAGCCGTGATAACCTGAACTACTTCCGCGTGATTAAAGCGCAGTTAGGCCTCGGCGACCGACAGATGAGACAGCCGGCCAGCAACCCGCCTGTTATAGAGAACCGGGTGCTGGTTAATGCGGCATTCCACCACCTTAAAATTTCGATTGACCCAGTGAATTGCAAAGGGCTTATCTTTGATCTGGAGCACGCAGCAGTCCTACCGGACGGGTCACTGGATAAGACAGACCGAAACGATCCGACGAAGCAACTCGATGCCCTGGACTGCTGGCGTTATTATCTCAATACTTTTTTCAAGCAAATACTCAAACAATGAGCTGCGAAACGAACTATTGCGATTGGGTGAGCTGCGATGACGAGGGCGATATACTGATTGCGACCGGCCTGGACGATCAGGAGTTGACGGTTGTTGTCACCAACAAAGACCGATCAGAGGTTATTGAGGCGCAGATCACCGAAGGCAACCTGGTGCTTCCGCGCTCAGTCTTCCCGTCGGGCTGGTTTAACCCTTATGCAGGCGAATTCGTGGTCAGCATGGGTTGTTACCATAATTTCTGCGGACAATATGAAACCCTAACCTTCACCGTCCGCAACGGATCGGGTAAATCGACTATTGAATGTCCTTGTGCTGCACAATAACGACCCAGGAGTTCACCAATGAGGTGACGACGACTGTACCGTACACGGGTGATGAGCCGACGGTGAACGTGTACTACGTGCAGCCGGATGGTAGCTACCGGGAGGACTTCATGGTGCAGAAGGTGCTGGGCGCTTCATCGGTGGTTATCAGCCACGGGGGACCGGCTACCGGGTTTGTAAAATTGACTCAATGATTGAGAAGGTTGTTATACTTACGCTCACCTCTATTGGCATCTGCTGCACGATGTGGCACGATATGATATTCGACCGGGTGGGGGACTGGATAGAGCGCAGGTTAGGCGAATGGTGGGCAAAGCCATTAGGTAAATGCTACATCTGCACGACGTTCTGGGTCTCTATTGCCGCGTGCCTTATCCTTGCATGGCCAGTATGGTTGGCTCTTCCTGCAATGGGGTTATCTGCGGTTATATCGCTATTTCAAAATGACTGAGTTCACCTATATAGGATATTGTAATTGCAACGGCATGCGCAATGAGAAGTACCAGCATGGGCGCTACATCATCTACCTGATGCGGCGTAAAGGGCTATTTCACATGAAACACGATAACAGTTATCTCGCCAAATATCAACCCATTCATACATTATGCAGCTACGTAAACAATCTTGGATTAAACGTATCGGAAGAATCTTTAAGCCGGCAATTAAACCTTACCTTGTCGATGGCAAGTACAAGGTAATACCTGCCTTCAGTATTGGCGGCACGGACTACTTCATGTTTGAATCGACGACGGAGGTGCCGACAGGCAGGTTCTTTGCAGCAATGGGCATATACGCGGAGATGGAGATGAACTGCGATAAGAAGTACCTGGAAGCGCATACCAAAGCGATGGAGAAGATACTCAGCGACCCGAAAAAAATATCTATCCAGTACATTGCGCAGCTCAATATCAATCTCAAGGAGCGGCTGGAACTGATGCCGATGCCGGATTTCATCTACAAGCTGGCCAGCGTGATATTCTTCGATGCTTCCGAATCGCTGTACGCTTACGACTACGATTACAATGCGCAAAAAATAGCAAGATGGAAAGCGGCCGGGGGTACGCTTGATTTTTTTTTAAAGACGCCGTTGGTCGAATTGATTCCGTCTTTAAAACTGCCCGAGCGCGATACCCAGACCTATTTGACGGTAACAAAAATGATCGACGAAACACACCGTCGGCTTCATACCGATATATTGTCGGAAGGCAGGTAAATGATAGGTTCAACCAGTTATGTGGGCTGGCAGATTACGACCCGGACAGGATCGCCAAATTAGAGGCGACGCCGATATTGAATTATTACTTACTTTTGAACAGCCGCGTACAGGCCGTTAAGGCCTCAAAAAAACGGTCCCGCAAATAAATGGCCACGCAGGATGTACTCATAAACTTCCGGGTAAATGACGAGGAGCTGGTAACGGCTCAGGAGCAACTGGCCAAAGCCGGCAAGATCGACAGCAAGATGCTCGATCAATTTAATCTGAAACTTAAGGCGGGAACGCAAGACACCAAAGGCCTAATTGCCGAGTTCAAGCGGGTGGCTACCACTGCCACGCAACTGGGGAAGTCGGTGGAAAATGCCTTTGGCCAGGGCGTGCAGGATGCGCTGGATGAGGCAGGCGTTAGCGCCGAAGAGTTTGCGGCAGCCTTACAGCAAGCCAATCAACCGGCAGTAAACTTCCGCACACGGATGCGTGAACTGCGCGAACAATTAGCGCAGTTGAAGCTGGAAGGGAAAGATAATACCGATGAGTTCAGAAGGCTGCGTGATGAGGCCGGGGCAATGGCCGACGCGGTGGCGGATGCCAATGCTGAGGTCGCTAATGTGGCCAGTGATACGCGGAATGTGGACAATCTTGTCGGCTCCATTGGTGCTGCGGCCGGTGCTTTTTCGGCAGTACAAGGTGCGGCTGCGTTATTTGGGGATGAGAGCGAAGACTTGCAAAAAGCACTACTGAAGGTGAATGCCGCAATGGCCATATCCACCGGGGTCCAGCAGATACTGAATGCCACACAGAAGGAAGGGGCCCTAACGAAACTGGCCGATGTGGTGGCTACCAATGCACAGGTAGCCGTTCAGAAGCTATACACCCTGGCCACGGGTAAATCAACGGCCGCCACGGTTGCGTTCAAGGTGGCATTGGCTGCTACCGGTATCGGGGTTGCCGTGGTGGCAGTATTGGCATTAGTGAGTGCGCTCGACGATCAGAGCGACAGCCTGGAGGAGGTGAATAAAAGGATTGATGATTACAATACCGCGCTCGATAGTTCCATATCACTACTTGAAAGGCAAACTAATCTGGCCGTTGCCCGCGCGAATCTGTTAGGGAAGGCCGAAAGCGATTTGCAGCGCATACAGGTGCAGGGGTTAGTAGTTCAATATAATCTCCTCACTGCCACCCTTGACCGGTTGAAGGCCGAGCGAGACGCGGTGGACGCTACATCTGCCCAGTGGTTTGCGCTGAATGACGCGATTGAGGATAATATCGACCGGAGGGCGAAGCTTGCCAACCAGATAGAGATATTGAACCTGCAAGGCCAAAAGGCTGTCAAAGACGAAGCCGAAACAGCCGCCAAAGATGCCAAAGAGCGCCGGGATAAAGCCTTGAAGGACGCCCGCGATGCCCGTATTCGCGAGTTGCAGGATGTGGTGTTTTTTATCGAGCGGCAACTGCTTTCGGTTGAAGCCGGCACGCAGGCCGAATTGGAATTGCGGAAGAAACTGGCACTGGCCAAGCGTGATGTAGAACTTGCGCAGGAGGGTGTTACGCAAGAACAGGCAAATCTTATACGCGCCCAAGCGATCAAGGAACGACAGGATTTGGACGAGGCTTACTTCAAGTCGCTACGAGATAAGGAGCTACAGGCCGCCATTGATGGCAACGCAGCCGCATTGGAGAATATCCGCCTCAGCTATGCCGAGCGTCTCGACTTGCAAATACAACAGATACAACTGGCCGCCCAGCAGGAGGTTAATGCCGCCGAGGGTAATGCGGAGAAGATAGCGGCTATCAATGCGAAGCGCGATGCCGATATATCGCGGGCGCGTAATGCTGAGATTGAGCGCGGACTGGCGGTTACACTGGCCACCGAGCAGCGCAATGCTGCCGCTATATCCCGCATACAGGAGCGCATTGTTTCGGATGCCAACCGGTCAGTTGATGAGCGTGTGGCTGCACTCGATAAGATCACCGAGGCTTCGCTGCGTGGCCTGTACGCTCAACTGCAGGCCAATGAGCAACTGGAGCAGTCCGATGAGGACTATCTGAATAAGCGCCGGGCGATACTTGATGAGATACAGCAGGTGGAGCAGGCTGCAGCCGACCGTCGGGAGGATATTTACAAAGAGGAAGCTGAGAAAAGGGAAGAGGCGCTCAGGCAGGCCGCTCAGGTGGCTTTGGAAATAGCCGGTCAAGTGGCCGACTTCTTCGCCAACCTATCCGCACTCACCAGCGAACGCGAGAACCAGCAGATCGAAGCGCAGCGTACGCAACTGGAGGCATTGATTGAGGCCGGTGCCATCAGCCAGAAGGAAGCCGAGAAACGTGCCAAAGAGATTGAGATATTGGAGAAGAAGGCCAAGCAGGCGCAGGCCGAGCGTGAGAAGCGGGAGGCTATCTTCCGCGCTGTGCTGGCTATACCAGAGGCTTACCTCCAAGGCCTTACTACGGGTGGTCCGATACTTGGCGCCATCTATGCCGGCCTTGCGGCAGCGCAGGCAGCTATCATAGCAGCCCGACCCGTGCCTAAGTTCTTCAGAGGTAAGCGCGACAGCTACGAAGGCCATGGTATGGTGGCTGATATGGGCGCTGAGTTGGTAGAGCGTGGTGGCCGGATGTACCTGTACACAAAGCCCACGGAAACCTACCTTTCCCGGACGGATAAGGTTTATACGGCCGCCGAGACGCGTAGGATGCTGCACAATGAGAAGGCGGCTGTAACAGTACAACAGGGGCAACCCGTTGAGCGGATTGACTACGACCGGCTGGCGAAGGCTATCCCGGCCAGTAATTTTAGTGTGAACATCGACAAGGATTTTATCGAGGAATCGGTGGCCAATGGGCTGGCGAAGAACCGGTATTACGACAAATGGTATAGCCTCTAATGCTTTGGCGATTCTACATAAACGGCACCGAGATCGACGAGCCCATGGGCTTCGCCGATATTACCTTTCGCATCACACGCGACCCTAACTGGCACGGTATCATCTTCGAGGCTACCACTTCCACGCTTGGGTTCTATGGTGAGGCGTTTACGATACTCAAAGCGCTTAAAGAATCCGACGGGGTGGATGCCGTGGCCGACTTTATCGCTGAGGTCAAATGTGACGGGCAGCAGGATTACCAGGAGGGTATCAGTGGACGCCTCAACTTCCGCAGCTACGACGAATCCTGCGGCGACGAGTGTATCATCCGCATGAACGTCGAGCAGGAAGGTTGCGCTACGCTATTTACCAGCAGGTGGGATCAGAAAGTCGATATTGACAGTGCTGTATCGGTAGGCGGGGAAGCGCTTACCAACTATGCGGCGCTTGGTTTCCCGATGCAACTGGCCACGCAGGAGATCCCTATCTCCGGTGAGGCGTATGTTGTGGAGGCGGGCGATGGGACGACGTTGGAACCGCCGGGGTTACTTACCCCGGGGGATCAAATTCTAATACGGCCTGTTTATGGGAATGTCATTGATAACTCTATCATGACCGGAAATCTCGATCAGGTGGCTAATTTTTTTCAAGACCCGGATGCTTTCTTTTTCCTCACACCACAATTGCTTTTTGAAGATATACAAGCCTGTACGTTTGACGACTTCCAGTATAACATTCGAATGAAAGGTACGGTAACGGTATCGGGAACATTCGGCGCGTTAGGGGTAGATATTACCCTGATTGTGGATAGGTGGAATGGGGTTGATCCTACACGTACAACGATTCACAGCGATGTTATTGTGAGCGGAGCCAGTTCAGGCACGCCATACGCTTTTGATGAAACCTACAGCAGCACCCTTCAGCTTAATGAGGGCGAAGGGCTGTATGCCTATATTCTGGTTGAAATAACAGGAGGAGTTGGGGTTATCCCTGATATGGAGATCGAGTACAACTTTGAGCGCGCAACTTCCTGGAACATCAGCAATACTAAGTCATGCCCGCCTACGGACGTGCAGGCGTATATGGTGAATGAGACCCTGGCACGGGCCATTGAATCTGTGACGGATAAATGCCTAACCTTCCGCTCTGACTACTACGGTCGTACCGATAGCCTGCCGGTCATGGCGTCTGAAGATGGCTGCGGGTCGCTGCGGGTGCTGATGAATGGACTAAAGATCAGGCAGGCAGAAAACAAGCAGTTTTTTGCCAGTCCAAAGGAACTAATGGAAGGACTGCGTGCGATTGATGCGGTTGGATTCGATATATCAGATAATGTCCTGCGCATGGAGCCGATAGATTGGTTCTACCGGGACAGTGAAATCATGCAGATCGACAGCCTGCCGAAAGTGAATACCCGCCTTGATGAATCAAGGATATACAGCAACATACAGGGAGGGTACGAGAAATGGGAGGTGCGAAGCATCAAGGGCATTGATGAGTTCAACTCGCAGAAGGAGTACCGAACGCAGGTGAAGGCCGTATCTAATGCGCTGAATATACGGGCTAAGTTTATTGCTTCCGGGTATATCATCGAAGACTTGCGTAGTACCACCCTGGTGAACTCCGGCGACAAGGATAGTAACTACGACAACGATATATTCATTGTGCAAGTTAAGCGGGGCGCCTATGTTGACTACGAAGTAGAGCAGGGCGGTTTATCGGCAGCATCGGGTTTCTTCTCGCCACCAACTGCATACAACTGGCGCATACGTCCGGCCTATAACCTGATGCGCTGGTTCAGGTGGATAGGCCGCAGCCTTCAGTTTTCTGCCGGACAGGGTAACTATGAGGCAAAGGGCATGATCAGCGACGATTGCAGCCTGGAGAGTAAGCCGGTGGGCGAGAACAGTGATATTGATGCTACATTTTTCAAGGGCGAGACTGACCCGATCCTCACAACCGATCTGCTTATATTCGATGCGCCGATGAGCGTGGCTGAATACAATGCTGTAAAGGCGAACAAGTATGGATATATTTCTGTGCAATGCGGCGACGGTGAATTTATTCCTGCGTATATTCGTAGCATTGAATTTCAGCCGGCACGTGGTGAGGCAACCTTCAATTTACTTCCTAAATGGCCTTAACGATCATATCACCCCCTAATTCATTCGTTCAATTCAACGAATCGGCTACGCCTCCGCATTGCCTGTGGGGCGATATTAATTTCTGCCTCCCGGTATATGCGCAGGGTGATATTGCGTTTCAATTCATTGTTCAGGGAACCACATCGGAGGAGATCAGCGCCCTTTGTAACCCCTACACTGCCGGGGCAACCGTGTCGCTGGTTCGTGAGTGCGATGGCGAGGATATACTGGTATTTGATGAGCTACCCGACCGGTTTCTGATCGGTGAATATCAGGTGCTATTTAATTGGGCGCATGGCCTGCCCAACTTCACCAGCGTGATCGATGTGGAGGAGTGTTTCTATATCCGCGTGACCGTGGAAGGCGCTGAGTGGTGCAGCAATTGCCTGCAACGTATAGCAGAGGACTGCTACACGGCAGTAGTGGAATACGGCAGCGAGGAGGATGGTTTCGGATTCAAGTATTGCAATGGCGGCGAAGTACCCAGTCCGGCGGGAACTTGTGAACCTACCTTGGCCACGTTCACAGATGTTGCAACGTTGACCATACCCTACACTTCGTCCATGCGCGACCTATACGGGAACTTCCCTACAGTTCAGGCCTGGATTGACGACGGTGCCGGGAACTTAACTAATTTTGGAATAACTATATCCTTTGATGCGAACCCGCCAACGGTCATAAACCTTGACTTTGGTGGCACGGCTTCAGGGGTAGTGGTAATCAGATAACATGGCCTTCAAAAACCGCATACGACTACCGATCACGCTGGGAAAAGCACAGTTCCCTATTGAGCGCAATATCTTCCGCAAAGCCAATGGCGAGCGCAAGGTGTTGAGTGTCGTTATCAGTAAGACCGTGGAAGGGGTTACGGATCAATTGCCCGAGGAATGGCACCAAAAACTGGTGGTTGCGCTCAGCCATGATGAGGTGACGATTGAAGATACCCGGCTACTGACAGGCGTGGCATTGGATGGAGACTACGGCATCGAATGGCAGGACTTCCTAAATTATCCTTTGGCTCAGGCACGGTTCACAGCGCAGGTAACCCCCTTCAGTGCTACCAATAGCAACTGCCAGACCTGCGAGGAACTGGCGCAGGTGGTGGCTAATAATGACACGGTGGAAGAAACGTGGGAGGAAGGGAATACCTATAACGGTGCGAGCGTACTATTGAACGATGCCGTATGCTGCTATCCTTCGACGGTATCGCTTCGATCATTCAATACTTTTTTCTTCTCATCAGTTACCATCAACCCGGATGGAACCTTCAGCGCGACGCTTAATAACCCCGTACCTAATGCCAGCAACGTATTGGTGGCCACCTACCGAGTAAGCTGCCCGGATGGTAGCTATGATGAGGCGAATATCTATGTGCAGACCGTTACAGGTAGCGGCGAAGTATGCGAAGCCCCAACCGATGGCGTGCTGTCCAATGCTTCAGCTTCCACGCTGGCTGTATCATGGTCAGGAACGGTTGGCGAGTACGGATGGGAGATAGCGACGCAGGCAGACCCTAATACGGTGCTGCAATCGGGTGTAGTGTACGCGGAAGGTATTGTTATCACAGGACTTGACCCCGATACCGCATACGTGGTTAGGGTATGGTCTATCTGTAACGTGTACAGCATATCCGATGAGATCAGCATCAATGCCACGACCGATGTACCCACGGCGCATCTTGACCCGGATAATTACAGCTATCAGCCTACTTCTGGTATCACCGGGGTATGCGACCTGTTCACCACTTCGGCAGTACGCACGGCGGATGCTGCTGCCGATTCAGTGCTGGCAGGTGCAAGGTGTAAGATAACAATTGTGTACAGTAACGACGTGATGGACCCGACGATCGAGGTGGAATATACTTTTGAGGTTGGCGCCACGGTGGCCAATGAAAACACCAGTGTTTCATTCCCCTCGTATTGCGGGGAAATAAACGGGGTTGTAACCGATGTAGCAGTTATACCATGATAAAACAAGGCATTATATTAATCGCGACGGGGCATGCTAATTATGGCAAGATGGCCTATAACCTGGCACTGAGCATCAGGGCAGCAGGCGCGGCCAGTGTTGCGCTCGTGTACGATGAAGAAGGCATCAAAAGCCTTCGCCCTACCGAGCGCGCAGTATTCGACCATCTGATTGCGCTACCCGATACCTATGCAACCGGGGTGCGTGCGAAGCTGCACCTCGACCAGTTGACGCCATTCGACGAAACGATATATTTCGACGCCGATATGCTCTGGATCAACCAGCATCCGGTGGCGGCATTATTTGAGCAGTTCGCGGCCGATGATTTCTGGATGATTGCGGAGGGCAGCACCGATGCTTTCAACCCTGCCTATTATTTTTGGGCATCCGAACAGGAGATAATGAACCGGTATAAAGTGGAATGGGTGCCGCAGACGCGCAGCGAGGTGATGTACTGGAAGAAAGGAACGAAGGTATTCGAGAAGGCGCGCGCATCGAAGCCTGAGCGTAAGCTGCTATCTATTCGTGAGTTCGCGGGGCAGACGCCAGATGAGTTATACTTCAACATTGCGTTGGCTCAGTTGGATATACGCCCCCGCGCCTTCACACCCGCCTACTGGCCAAGATTAGTCAATAAAGGTTACCCGGAAATTCGCGACCTTCGCAAAGATTATTACCTGCTAAGTTTCGGCAGCAATTTTATTCCGTCCGTCATGCAAAAGCAGCATGATAAATTTATGACGGCGATATGCTACCGGCTTGGAACTCCATTTTTGTACAAGATACAAAGCAAAAAAAACTGGGCTCCTGGCCGCCAAAAAATGTAAGCCATGCCGAAACTTGAATTTACCCCCGACGAATTAAAACAATATTTCAGCGACCGCCGCGCGCACTACTACCGTGCTGAATCTATCCAAAAGGAGAAGCAGATGCGCGTTCATTTCGACGGCATCTACCCAACAGACCTTATCGACGAGCGCCGACCGAATGAATCGGAGGAGGTTATGGAGTACCGTAAGAAGATTTTTATACCCAAAACGAAGCCCTACACCACCAAGATTGAATCAACACTCCAGAAGATACGCCGCTCATCGGATTGGTCGATAAAATACCCGAACGGTTCTTTTGATCGTGTAGTTGATGGGGAGAAGATGTTTGATTACGCCGAAAAGAAATACCCCACATTTGACAGTGTTACCAACTGGGCATTCTCGGTTCTACTGCGCAACTACCTGATTGATGCCAATGCGGTGGCCGTAGTAGCACCGGTTGAACTTCCAGAACTGGAGAATGAGTACACGCGCCCGGTGGTTACGATCTTCAACTCCGAGGATGTGATTGATTTTGTGGAGGACGATTACGCGGTGCTGCGAAATAAAAAAGGCGCGATATACGGGCGTAATGTAAAGGGAGAAAGTTACTATGTAATTACTACCGAGTATATCCACCGGTACGATCAGATTAATTCCCGCAAGGAGTTCGCCGTGATGTTTGAATATAACCACCAGCTCGGTGAGCTGCCTGCATTTCAGCTTGGCGGCGTGGTGGTGGATAATTACGGGCTGCATACCCTGTACGAGTCCCGTATTGCCGGCATATTGCCCGAGTTCAATGAAGCCCTCCGTGAATACAGCGATTTGCAAGCGGCTAAGGTGCTGCATCTGTACCCTGAGCGGTGGGAGTACACACAGAACGAATGTACCAATTGTAAGGGGACTGGTAAGCGTACTGAGGTGGTGAATAACGAAACCTGCCAGGTAACGTGTAATACCTGCGCCGGTGCAGGGTATGTGGCATCGGGGCCGTACAGTAAGATACTGGTGAAGCCTGCCGCCGCAGATGCCTTGCAAGTTCCAACACCTCCCGCCGGGTTCGTGGAGAAGGACGTAGAGATTATCAAGGTGCAGGAGCAGTCGATCAACGATCATATCGTGCAGGGTTTGGCATCGATCAACTTTGAGTTCTTGGCAGCTACACCCCTTAATCAATCCGGGACCGCGAAGGAAGTTGATAAGGATGAGCTGAATACAACGGTACACGCCGTAGCCGAGGACTTGGTTCGGATTATTGATAAGGTTTATTACCTGACTGCACGCTACCGTTATTCGGTGCAGTACACCACGGAGCAGATTATCGAAATGTTGCCAATGGTGGCCGTGCCTGAGAAATACGATATACTTTCTACAAAGTATTTCGACGAGCAGATCACGTCGGCGAAAAATAACAAGTTATCCCCTGCTATCATCACGGCGATGGAGGTGGCTTATGCTACGAAGGCGTTTAATAATGATTTGGAGATCGCTGAGCATGTAAACCTTGTTTTATCGCTTGACCCGTTGGGTGGTATCAGCGAAGATGACAAGATGAGCCGTCTCAGCAACAAAGGGATCACTCAGCTTGACTATGTTGTGTCCAGCAATATCAATAAGTTTGTCAATGAGGCGATGATCGAGAACGCTAATTTTAAAGACCTTCCTATTAACCGGCAGCGTGAGATTATCTATGCCAAAGGGCAGGCGCAGATGGATGCAGCTACTCAATCATTAATACCGCCAATGCCGGATGAAGAAGATAGCTGATTATATCCGGCGACAGTTGTCAAGATTTGACAAATCCATCCCGGCCATGCAGCGGGTAATGTACGAGGAGATACTCGCTGAATTGAAACGACTGGACGTGAGGTCAGGCCGCATTGCCGTTACCGTCCGTAATCTTTCTATTGTCGATTCGATTAAGCGGAAGCTGAATCGGCTTATACTCAATGATGAATACAAGGCGCAGGTGCGTGAGTTCGCGCGGGCGTTCAATGAGATTACCAAGTTACAAAACGAATACTGGCGAACCATTGAACCGCAGTTTAAGCCGCGCCCACTACTGAAGGCCATCCGCAATCAGGCTATTGATGACGTGGTGCGTAATATGACTACAGGGGTATCGGCTACTATATCGGATCAGCTTACCAGCATACTACGAACCAACATCACCGCAGGGGGCAGCTACGCCGACCTCGTAGGGCAGATGCGGGAGGCGCTTACCAATACGCCGGAGACAAAGGGCATATTGGATCGCAGCGTGCGTACCGTAACTCAGACCTCCATCAATCAATACAACCGGCAATACACCAATATTGTGGCCAGCGACCTCGGCTACGTGTGGTTTCTGTATGCCAACACGGAGATCAATACCTCCCGCCCCTTCTGCCAGGCAATGGTGGAGAACCACCGCTACTTCCACATTAGTCAGGTGCCAGAGCTATTGGAGGGAAAGTACCTGGGACAGCGGATGCGGTATAAGGATAATAAGACCGGGGAAGAAAAGACGGTTGAGCTGTATGCCAAGACCGGCCTGCCGGATGGCTTCATTGCCGGCACCAATGTTGATAATTTTTTCACCAATGCCGGCGGATGGAACTGTGGCCATAGTATTAACCCGATAGCAGAAAGGCAGGTGCCAGTAGCCACCCGGGAGGCCGTGTACGCTACAGCCGCCTATAAGCGGTGGGCCAGAGCGCAGTAGCGGGATCGAACCGCTGTACCCGGTTTTGCAGACCGGTGACTGACCACTCATCCAACTGCGCTAATTAATATGCATAAGAGGAGAGGTAACATAGGAGGGATTAACTGTATGCGCCCATGCAAACACTGTAGCGGTATAGCCTTCAGGAACATCAACCGCGCTCCATTCAGATCCATTCCATTCGCTGAACCCCCAATCGTACACCTTTGCACCTTTATCAGTGGTTATCTCCCAAAGCACATGTTTAACCCCGGTTGCTTTTTCCGGCGGCGCAGTGCGGTAATAGGTGAGCGTTATTTGTGTCATATATCGACTATTAAATGGTTATCCCTTCGTTCAACAACGGTGTACTGGCACGAAGATAGGCCATTATCCGGGTCGCCACCCATACGCCAGCGCTTAACATTGCGCTGATGCTGCGCAGCGTCCCACTTGCGCGGGTGAGGAAGTGAATTGTAAACGCCTTCCCGGTAATCAACCTTGCCCACGGTGGCCAGTATGCGCGCCCGGAAGTTATCATCTTCAGCACCCCATCCCCAGAAATCGTTATCAAAGCCATTGCACTGCTTCATGTGTTTATCGGAGATCACCACCACGCCGCCAAAATAACCTTCATAGGGCATCTTGTAATTAAATTGCTGCGCCTTAGTGGCCAGTAATGTTGGCACCAATGGGAAGGAATAATCGGCTGTTACCGGGAGCATGTCCACGTCATGCAGGGCGTAGTAATCAGCGGGGAACTCAAGCACGCCGATGTTAAGTAACTTACCCCGATTGAACGGTTTGCCAACGGTCTGCTCAATAACGACTATCCGCGCATCAGGGTAACGCGGCTGCATGTAGGAACGGAATTTAGTAAGGTGGTTCTCCCTGTCTCGGTACGGGATGACGATGGTCATTTTCTCCATTCTTTCGCGGTATTGTAAACTGAAAGTATGCGCTCCCGATGCCCATTCTTCCATTCCCGGCTCATCCATGTGTGCAGGGCGAAGTACTGGTTGTTGTGGTCGCGCAGATGGGTGGTCAGGTTATCGCTGGTAGTGGCGGCATTGAGATAAAGCGGCTTACCTACCTTCCACATTTGTAGGTACAGGTCATCGAATATCTCGAAGGTATTACAAGCCAGGAAGTCTGGTTTATCAATCTTATCCAACCCCCCGCGCATACGAATAGCCGGGCAGTCGATGATATTGAAGAAGGGGTTAAGGGTGGTCCATTGCAGAGTTCTGTGTGGGGATACGCCGCGATCAGGCATACCCGCGTGGGTGTACCCGTGCGCGGCCATGTGCGCGATCATCTGCGGGATGGCATCGAACCGGTAGAGAAAGCAGTCCTCATCAAGTATCACCGCGTAATGGTTGCACTCTTTAATCACATCGCGTAGGAACCTGTCAGCATCCTGCCAGTCGTTGTAACCGGTTAGCCGCTCAACTTCAACGCCATCCGGGATGAATTCACACATCATGGTGAACAGGTCAGAGTGATAGGAACGGGTGTAGATGGTAAAATTCATAGATGCTCCAGTTGAGATTCTAATTCAATTATACGACGTTCAACTATTGAGAGAGAATGCTCAAGACCACGAATAAGCCATGGAGCTTTAGGAAGTTTTGGCACTTCTACGTAATTAAGAGAATCAACCTGCATAACGCCCCAAGATTCGTTTATCATTCTCTTTAATGTTGCGGCATCACTTTTGTATATCCTTAATTCATGGAATATTTGCGATGCTTGTTTAATTTGCTCTTGTGTCATTTGTATAGTATTACTGTCATTGAATCAGATTCATCTCCCGGTACGCGGGTATAGTATTCATGTCGGATGCCCAGGTCAGAAATCCATTTTTTCAGGTCGATGCCGGTTGGATTGTAACCGGTGTAGTGCATGGTGTGTATATCCTCGATGATATAGCAACCACCCGGCGCAATGAAAGGCCACCAAAGGTTGAATGTGTCGATTTGCTCCTGCGTTATGTGGCTGGCATCATCGACGATGAGGTCAACGGATGGTTTAAAGTCTGTTATGTAATTTCTTTTACTTGCATCCATTTTAACAACAAAGGTGCCTTCTGGCTGTACAACAGGGTTAATATCAAACCCAATAATAGTAGCATCAGGGAAAGCCTCATGCCACATGCGCAGAGATGCCCCATTAAGTACACCAAATTCGTAGATTATTTTAGGCGTTCCAATACGCGCCTCATAAAAATCAAGATACTTGTGCGCCGTAGCCTTGTCGGTGCCGTGTTTCAGGCCAATGTCGTGTAGTCGTCCCATAATTAAAATACGTGGCGTTCCCAGCCTATGTGTTTTAGGTAACCTTTTTTTGTAATCGCTGCCTGAAATCCCAATCGGTTGTACAGTTGCGCAATAACAGCCTCGCTTTTCCACGGCTGCTTTCTATTAAATTGCGTGTGTTTGCCAAATGATCTTATCAGGTCATAGTCGCATTTTCTTTTAACAGAAGGGTTAAAGCTAAATCCCGCCCACATACCATGATCTCTTTTCATAAAACCAAAATCATAACCAGGCCGCCATTCTACTGGATGTTGATTTGTGTCCTCTAATTCGCGTAACCATACCTGAATTATTTTAGGGTGCTTTTCAAGTATGGAAATACTATCTTCAATGAAACCGCCCCTATAATGCTCCCAATCATCCTCTCCTTGATAAGCATATTCCGTTTCCACGCAGCTCCAAAGCGTATCAAGTGCTACTATCTGACCGGTGCGCTGCGCTGGTTCAATCCAATTAATAAAGGGGTACTTTATTTTCAAAGCATCATTAATACCCGCAATCCCGCTATCCTCAT